ATTTTAATATTTGCATAACGTCCTCTTGCTCTAGTATCAACTTTAGTTGTGCTAGATGTAATTGTAAAAGGACTTAAATTTGTAGCTGTGCTATCATCAGCTGGAAAATCTTTTACAGATATGGTTATTTGGTTATTACCTGTTAACACTTTAAAGTTTGGTAAAAATCTACGCATTGCTAAAAATATTTCACTTTGATCTTTTTGTAGAGAAAAACTAAAAGACTCAACAAAAGATGTTAGAGCTGTTGTACTACCATCAGGATTAATTTGATCAGTTCCTATTTCATGTTCAAAAAATACAGTCTGTCCCAAACCGCTTTCACCAATTACTTCTGGAAAAGTTCCTGAATTAGAACTGTTGTATGCAGTTGCATATGGTTTAGGATATACAAGTGAGTCTATCCAAGTAGTTCTTATAGAATTTGTATTTGTACCTGTATACCAATTACCCATACGTAAATTAGCATTATCTTCTCCATAATTATAAACCACATATCTATCATTAAATGTAGAATTAGCAGTCGGGTACCACCAAATAACTTCTGTAAATAAATTGTTTATACCTGCACAAATTTGTTGCCCTTTTGTTGTATCAACATCATCATAAACATAATCTTCTACAGAACATGGTAGTGTATTAACTGTACCATCAAAAGAAAAAAATCCATTTGGTGACATCCAATACGCAACTCCATCTATTTCAATAGCTGCGTTTTTACCAATGAGTCCACAGTTTGTGCCCACCTCTTCAAAACCAAATGTAAACGGCGCACCTACAAACTTCATTGCGTATAATGCATTGTCAGTCCATACTAAAATATTTTCTTTTGCTTTTAGTGCACCCATAATTTTTGTGCCATCTTGTAATCTTTGTGTACCTGCTGTGTTTGTAGCTTTAGGTGTATATTCATTTATATCTTCATCAACAGAAAATCTTATAAACATATCATCTTGTGTTGTTGGTGTGCCTATTGTTACTTCTGTTCCAAAATGAATTAAGTGTCGTGTTGTTGGTGATATTAGAGTAACTCGAGTTGCAGTTGGATTATTTGTTGTTTCAAATCCAGATGTGTTTGTAGCAGCTCTATTGCCTGTTGGATTTGCAGCTCCTGCATTCCATGTAAATGTTTTACCGTTTGCGATTGTTGCAACTAACACTTCACCAAAATTACTTAAAGACCAAAGTCCTGGTTCAAGAGTCACAGTAGATGCTTGCACTGCACTACCATAACCTGAAAATAAACTTGCGTCTGTTACTGTGGCACCACTGCTGTGTGCCTGTCCGTTTGATGTGCCAGCTGTTGCCGTTCCGTTTGTACCTCGGGTAATACCTAAAAATTGTGTAGAACTTTTGGATGTATATGTAATTAATTCATTAGCAACTGCAATTGTTCCTGAGCTTGCAAAACCAGTTGTAGATACAACTGTAACCGCGGTCCCCGATCCACCAGTACCTGCAGTATCCGCGCTCAACGATCCGTTTAAAGTTGTAGTTGCAGCGCCCGTCACCGTACCACCATAATTACCTATACCAAAACCATAACCATATGATTGTGCTGCAGGTCCTATTTTTTCGTATGGGGTTACATCGCAACTACCACCACCAGCAGCTCCTGTTGTTGTTTGTGTACCAGTTATTATTGCAATTAAATTTGATGTTACTCTGGTTACTTGAAATAATTTACCTTCAAAAGCAGCATCAGTTAAACCTATACCAGGCGGCACAGTTACATTACTTAATAAAATTATATCTCCACTTTCTAAATTATGGTCAGCAGCAAAAGTTAATGAAACTTCTTGTGAGGCATCTGAAGCGGACATCACTACACTCGTTATTTTTGTTTGTATTGGAGTGACATCAAAGAGTTGTCCTTCAAAGTATATGAGTAAAAATTTGTCTGTGCCCAGTGCAACATATCTATTGCCATTTGTATCAACAAAAGCATGTTGTTTTCTTGCTACACCTACGATTGTATCTGTTAAAAGAGATTGCCACCCACCTACTTTTTCTGGCAGGCCATATCTAAATCTTACATTATCTGAGTCTACCCAACGACCCTCTGCTCCAACTGATGTATCTTGTTTATCAATTCCAGGAGCAAACTTAATTTTCGTAAGTGGCATTTTTTACTCCTATGTAGTTTGGTTGTATACGTATTGCCAACCTTTGGTTGCGTTAGTGTATCTTAATTTAATCGATTGATTATTTGTAGTTAATTCTAAATTAGATGCAGCACCTCTTATTGGTTGGCTGTTTCTATTTACAGTTACTTTATTAGTACCAAAACCCCCTGTTGTGGAAACATCCATAATACTAACCTCATCACCCATAGCAGGTGATGCTGGTAATGTAATCGTAACTTCAGCTGCTGTTGTATCAATTAATAAATTATCACCAGCCACGGCGGTGTATGCTGTGATAGAACTAGATGTAATTGCAAAATTACCTTTTTGTAAAATATCTAATCTTGCGTCTGTTCCATCAGAATGAATTAACATTGTAGATCCAACAGGGACAGGTATTGGATTTGATGATCCAGCTGTTTTAATACTTAATGTATATTTGTTAGCTGTAGTTCTATCTGTTGCGTCTTGAACAATATAAACTCTAGTGGCTGTACCACCAGTTGTTGATGCAGGTATAATTAAATTAACATTACCTGTCATTGTGCCTGTTAGTTTAAGATAAATATTTTTACCATCAGATGTTGCACCATCTGATAAAAGTAAAGTTTTATCAGAGCTTGATGTCATAGAAACATTAACTACACCTGATGTTGATTGTTGTAATATTTGTAAATTAGTATTTGTTATAGTGCCCCATAGACCAGCTTTCTCGCCGGTTGCTACAAGTTCTAACGCTAAATCTGTTGAAAATGTTGATGCCATATTAGTAAGGTTTTATTGGTGTCCAAACCATTGTTGCTCCTGGTATAATTTCGTTCCACGTAATAACTCCTACTTCGCCTGTTCTTAAAGTCATGGCGTTAGCAGGTGCTTCTATACTCGCAGTTCCCACGATACTAACAGATCCACTACGTATAATCAAGTTGTTTCCAGATGCCTCTATAGAAGCATCTACTGTTACACTAACGGTCCCCGTTCCAAGAGTAATTGGATTTTTAGCAGCTGTAACATTAGCATTACCAACTAAGGTTACTGTTCCAACACCAAGTGTTAATGGATTTGGATCTACATTTTCTTGAACAGCGTCTGCTGCAATATTAGGGTTACCAATGTTCGCAACTAAATTGTTACCTGTAACAGCGATAGTTACTACATTATCCGCTCCTACTTGAGATATAGCGAGTTGTGAAATTGCGTCAAAACCTAAATTCATAAATATCCTTAAAAGGGGACAGTAGGTATGTGGTGGTGTACTGCCCCCATCTAAAGATTATATCATCGTTTAAACCAGGAAGGAAGACCTAAATGTGGACGTTTGTCGAACATATTATCTTTAGCCCCCGGTGTTTTACGATTGTTATAATGCAGAAAAACTTGTACACATTCTTTGCCTTTGAATTTTTCTCTCCAGTGTTCTAGCTCACAACCTCTATAAACTAACATATCCCCTGGTTTTAAATCAACTCTAACCCCTTTAGTATTTTTAGAAACATATCCAAACCCCTCTATTACACCACCTAATTCTGAATTTGGTTCTAAATATATAGGCCAGTCATCACCACCAAGATTCATTGTAGTTGATATCTCACAAGAAAATCTATCTTTGTGTCTTTTTAATTCATCACCTTTTTTATAAATTCTAGCGTATGTATATGCAGGATATAATTTTAATCCTGTGGCTTTTTCCATACCCGGTTGGCATTTAAGTAATAAAGTTTCCATAGCCATATTAGCATATTGAGAATATGTATTTGGTATCTGTTCATCCTCACCTTCGTAATATCCGAGTATAGTTTCAAATGGTGAAAAGTATCTAGCAGCTTTACAAGTATCATAAACTTGTTTTTGCATTCTAAAATAATTTGCAATAAAAACTGCCAGGTCTTCTGATACAGCTTTTCTAATTACTGTATATTTATTTTTTTTAAATGACATCTTTAGCCATTTCTTTAGGTACAGCCTGTATATTCCAGTGTATAAACCTAAATGGCTCAATACCAAAATCTACAGCATACTCATGTTCTAAATAACCCGGAAATATAATTAATGTTCCAGGTTTTGGTTTTAAATGAAACTGTTCGTGACCAGGCCATACACCTTTTAAGTCTGGTTTCATTTTTAATTTTGTGCATCTTGCACCAGTCTTTGGTTCGTGAAAGATAGGGTACGATGTTTTATCACTACACTTTAAAAAATAAAAACCTGATACATGTTGATTCCAATGTATGTGTGCAGAGTGATGACCACCACCTTTTTTTGCAAACTCTTGTACCCATAATTCAGAAAACATAGTTTGATATTGTGACATATCATAACCTTGATGATCTAAATATTCCCAAGATTTTTGACCAATGTAATTTCTAAAATCTAAAAAATCATTATCAGCTGTAAGTGGTGTTGAATGATATGATCTTCCAAAATCACCGTGTTTTTTTATAAATTCTTTTTCTCTTTTGCGAGCATCAGCAATATATTTATTACTTGCTTTGTTTAGTGATTTAACAAATTCTGGTTTTTCCTCGCTCCATATTACAGTTGGAAAATAACTATTTATAAACATTATCTAAAAGGCCTCCCTATATGCCATACCACAAGACTATATCTTGTGCCTGATGTTACTGGTTTAACTCTATGCCATACAAAGCTAGGAAATACAATAATAGATCCTTTTGGTAATATTTCTTTACATTGTATTCTATGTTTCGATTCGTCTCGCATATGTGGATCATAGTTTCTAAAATCAAATTCTAATTCACCACCTTTATATTCTGAACCATCTGTTAATTGACAAGTCATAGATAGTTTTCTAATTTTACCATGTTCTGGTGTATTTGGTTTATCATAAGGTTTATCCCAACTATCACAGTGCCAATCATAATATTGATTTAATTTATATTTTGTAAACTGACAAGACTCAGATCTTTCCCAATCAAAGTTCCAACCAGCAGCTTTATTTGCTTGGTGAACATAAGGGTGTAATTCTTTATATATCCAAGTATCATTTAACCACACTAAATCTGATTTTCTTTTTCTTTGTAAATTTTTAACTTCTTCTTTATTTAATTTTCTATCTCCATATCCACCAGTTCTAGCCATAACTTCTTTTTGTTCATTAGCATAGGCTATAACATCATCACAAAATCTAGGTGTTAGTACACCACTAAAATACCAATAGTAATTAGATATATTCATACGTTATAGTTTGCACAAAATTTAAACTATCCTTTTGTTTATTGGTTAGATAATACATATTAGTTGATGGAAACATAATAAATTGATTATTTTCTAAAGGTATATCCCAAGACCTACCTTTACGTCTGTTATCTTCATAGTGTATTCTAACCATACAGTCTTTGACTTTTACACCATATAATAATGTAAAATCTGGTGAGTTTCGTAGATCCACAGGATCTATGTTTAATAATGGTGTTGTAATCTCGCTAGGTTTATAAATGTTACCCCACGTTTTTTTATTAATTAAAGTAAACCCATAATCTAAATTTATATGATCTCTCATATAAGTATTTAACATATCAAATGTTCGTGAAAACGGAAATTGTTTGTTTTGAATCCAACTAGATAAAATATCTTTTTCTAATTTATCTCGGTCAATGTCCCAATTTTTAGGCATTGCCACATCACCATAATATAATGCTATTTCAGATAATACTTTCTTTTGCATACCACATACCTTTTTAATTTATGCCATTAAGTCTGTCAAGTCCCAGGACTGGCCTTCTTCATTCCAATCATAAGTCCATCGATGAGTGTTAGCTTCATTTTGTGCTTGTTGCTCCGCAGTAAATTCAGGGGCATCACCGATTGGTGATTTCCAACTTGCAGTTGCAGTGTCTTTTACCCAAGAGGCATATGGTTTTTTAGGCCAAAAGATATTGTTATCTTCATCCCAAGTATAACCTATACCTGCGTAATTACCTCTGAAAGGTGTTCCGCCTAATTTATGTTCATTACCTGCTGTATTGTAAGATGTTTGAATCCACATTTGTGCAGGCCAGTTGTTGTGTGTTTCTAACCATTGTTGACCTACTGTTTCATCTTCAACACCATCAGCATTTAACATCTTATCGTTATCCATAGTTAACACTTGAATAACTTTTCCGTTAGATCCTAGTTTTGCAAAATGTGCCATAATGTTTCTCCTTATATATTAATTTTAATTACCGTTCAACTATCATAATTATTGAACTCTATATCTTATTATTACTATTCCTGATCCACCAGTTGAGTTAATTCCAGGATTTGGTGTCGCCCCTGCTCCACCAGCTCCACCACCTGTATTAGCTGTACCTGCTGTTCCAGCGCAAGCACCAGTTCCACCACCACCAGATCCTCCAGCTCCTAAACTATTTACACCAAAACCACCACCTCCTCCTGCTCTAGCTGTTGCTGTTCCATCAATTGAAGATGTAACACCAGCTCCACCAGCTCCACCATCTCCAGATCCAGCACCTCCTGGTCCTCCACCTTGACCTACTGCACCTGCTCCACCGCCTCCAGATGAAGCTCCAGGAGGTGACGAAGCTCCTCCGTTGTTTCCTTGTGGGGGACTTACAGAAGGTGAATTTCCTGTTCCTCCAGAGGCACAACCATCGTAAGCACCACCTCCAGATCCTCCGTTTCCAGCAACTGCAGTAGGAGTAAAATGACCGCCACTACCGCCGCCGCTTGCTGTGATTGTTGAAAATGTTGAAGGGTTACCATTAGTAGCGTTGCTACTCGGAGTGGCTTTTGCTCCACCACTACCAATTGTTATTGGAAAACCTGTTGCTGTAACTGTTATATCTCCTGCACCATCTAAAGGACTTGCTGTATAAGTAGTTGTAGGACTTTTATCTTCTCTGTAACCACCAGCTCCACCGCCGCCACCATAACTTCTTCCAGATCCACCCCCACCAGCTACAACCACATATGAAACTTGATTATTAGCAGCTACACTAGCTACTGAAGCTACACAAAAAGTCCCTGGTCCAGTAAATGTATGAATTCTGCAATTACCACAATTACTAATAGTACCACCTGTTGCTGAAATAAAACTTTGACCACTAAAAACTGATTCATCATCATTAGTTGCTACCCATCCTTGTGTTGCATCTACATAAACTAAAAGTATTGAAGCACCAGCTGTAGAAATAGTAACATTAGCATCACTACCACCATTAATAGGAGATCCATTTCTAGCAATTGTTAAATTAGCTGTTGCAAAATTTCCATTATAATCTTTTACACCGACTATACTTCCAGCGCTTGGAGATGCTGGTAGTGTCATTGTTACTGCTCCTGAAGCAGCAGTATCTACAAAATATCCTTCACCATTTGCTGCTGTAAAAGCAGTTGTTTTTTTTGTTGTAATCCAATTGACAGTTCCTGTTCTACCGAATCCTGTTTGGGTTCCATTGTTTGTAATTGTTGCACCACTAGGAATTGTAATAGTGTCTCCACTATCTCCTAACTGAACTGTACCACAATTTGCTCTTGGACTAATTTTATTTACTTTTATTTCACTCATAATTTACCTAATTTTGAAATTTATACCTTATTACTACTATACCGGATCCACCTGCTCCTCCATTTGTTTGATTTGGTGAATTAGGTCCACCACTAGCAGCTCCACCGCCTCCACCAGTATTAGCTGTTCCTGCAACACCCACAACACCTTGAGCTGGTGATGTATATTGACCACCACACCCTCCACCACCTAAACCTCCTTGACCATAAGGACCTGCTGCTTGTGGGGCTGGAATATTTGTCCATATTCCTCCTCCGCCACCACCAGAGTAATATCTAAAAGAACCTGACGGTTCACCATTTGAACCAAAAGCTGTTGGTAAACCTGCACCTGCTCCTCCTGGTCCCCCACCTACTGGTGCTGAACCACCAGAGCCAGCTGCCATAGCTCCACCGCCACCACCTGAATTATAAGTAGGACCTGATCCATTACCTAATCCACCTGGATTTCCTTGTGAAGGAGTAACCGGAGGTGTGTTCCCATTACCTGCAGTAGTATTACGAGCCCCACCACCTGAACCACCAGATCCTGCAGGCAATTCAGGAGAACCTGAACCATTACCATACCCTCCTCCTGCTGATGTAATTGTTGAAAAAATTGAAGATGAGCCTTGTGTTCCGCATTTAGTACCTGAACCAACACCTGCCGCACCTCCACCACCAACTGTAACAGAAATACCTGTGGCTGATGTAATAGGAATAGCACACGTTGATCTTAATGGATGTCCTGGTGCACAAGAAGGTGATGTGTAAGTCGTTGCGGAATACCTAAATCCTCCTGCTCCTCCACCGCCTCCAGCTGTAGAAAAATTATCTCCACCACCACCGCCACCACCAGCTACTACTAGATAATCTACTGTATTTGATCCAGCAGAATTACCTGCATTAGAAACAAGAAACGTTCCTGGTGATGTAAATGTATGAACTTTAAAATCTGTGCAAGCAGTTGTAACTGTTCCTCCTGTGGCTGCAACATATTGTGGACCAGGAGCTTCTGATTGTAGACCAGACTCAGTCACTAACCAACCTTTTGTTGAATCGGCATATACTAATGTAACTGCGATACCCTCTTGAGTTATTATAGAATTTTGTGCTGCACCTCCAATGTTAGATCCATTTCTACCTATTGTTAGATTAGCTGTATCAAAAGTATTTGCATAATCTTTAACAGCTACAATATCCCCAGCTGAAGGTGAAGCTGGTAGTGTCACTGTAAATGCCCCACTAGTATTAGTATCACAAAAATATCCTTCACCAGATACTGCTGTAAAAGCAGTTGTTTTAATTGATGTTTGCCAATCTACTGTTCCTGTTCTACCAAAACCTGTTTGTGATGCACCTGACGCAAGAGTTACTGTTTTGCCAGATTCACCTAAAGTTAAAGTGCTTCCTGATTCTGTTGTTACTGTATTTACTTTAATTGTACTTGTCATAATTATTTAAATTTGTACCTTAATATAACTATTCCTGATCCGCCAGCTCCATTTGTGCTAGCACAGCTATTATTATTTGAACCACCTCCGCCACCACCTCTGTTAGTTGTTCCTGATCCAGCCGTTCCTGTTCCATTTGTTCCTACTCCACCAGTTCCACACGGACTAGCTGCACCAACAGTTCCAGATTGATAAGCACCTCCGCCACCACCACCTGAAAAACTTAAAGCAGATCCATTTATTGCATTAGGAACTCCAACTCCTCCTCTACCCGCAGCACTAGGTCCACCATTTACTCCGTTTTCAGCGACTCCGCCGCCGCCTCCACCACCATAAGATGGTTGAGATCCTGAACCTGGATTACCTGTTCCTCCGTTACTTCCTTGAGGGGGTGATACAGAAGGGGTATTTCCTGAACCTCCACTTTGTCCAGCTTGGCCTCCTCCACCTGAACCACCACTACCTCCTACACTTGGAGATGCACCACCACCTCCTCCACCACCAGCTGAAGTGATTGTAGAAAATGTTGAAACACTACCTGAATTTCCTGTGGATGTAGTAGGACCAGGTTCTGAAGCACCTCCTGCACCTACAGTGATAGGAAAAGAGGCAACTGTAGCAGTTATGGCAGTTCCTTGTAAAGGACTAGGACCAAATCCTGAAGCTCTATATCCACCAGCTCCTCCACCACCTGCTCCTGAAGATGTTGGGCCAGTATAACCACCAGCTCCTCCTCCAGCTACTACAGTATAGTTAACTGCATTATTTGGACCGCTTGGATGAATTTGTGAAACTGCAAATGTGCCAGGTCCTGTAAAGGTATGAATTTTACAATTTCCACATTCTGTTACTGTTCCACCGGTTGCCATCATAAATACGTTACCTATTATGTTTGATGTTGCATCATTAATATTTTTCCACCCTTCAGTGTCATCTACATAAATAAAAGTTGCTGATAGACCCTCTGTGGTTAAAATTTGTGGAGCTGCAATACCACCTATCTTTTGTGAACCATTTGGTTGAATTGTTAAATTATTTGTTTGAAAAGTATTTGTATAATCTGCAACTGCTACAATACTTCCTGCTGTTCCTGCCGGTAAATTCATTGTAAATGCAGTGCTTGAAGTATCTGCAAAAAATCCTTGTCCATCAACTGCTGTAAATGTGCTTGTTTTAATAGATCCTGTTTGCCAATCTACTGTTCCTGTTCTACCGAAACCTGTTTGACTAGCACCTGAAGCTAGTGCAACTGTACCACCACAACGACCTATAGTCACTGTGTTTGCGTCCACAGTTACTGTTTGCCCTGCACCGCAACCTACTGTTAAAGTAGTTCCGCATTGTGGTCCTATTTGATTTACTTCTATCTTTGACATTACACTATTACTAAAGTTCCTGTTACTGTTATGGTTGCAGGAACAGTAATAGGTCCTGCAAGAACTGCACTGTCTATTGTTTGAGTTCCGTCAATCGTTGACGCTTGATTTTTTATAAATTCATCTGGAGATGTTTGACCTCCAATGTATTGAACACCATTTACTACTGCCGTCATAATACCTCCTACGTACTAATATCGTCTATAAATGAAGTGATAATATCTAAACTAGAAGCAGTATTACTTTTAGCTTTTAATAAATCACCATTTTTTAAAACAATTTTTGCCCCACCTTGAATTAATTCTATCGCAGAATTTGGTGGTACAACCACACCTTTTGCAAGAAAGTGATCACTACCACTATTGTCAATAAATACATCTACTTCAATGGTAGATGTAGTAACATTGCAACATCTTATTCCAATGACTGCATCAAAGTCTCCACCAGTTATTAAAGTAACTTCTGATGTTCCGACATTTCTTTGTAAATCGTTTCTAAAATTTTGTGCCATAATTTATTCCTTTATAACGCAACAGCCATAGCAAGTGCAAATCCTGCTGAAGCTGCTCCCACTGGTGTGCCCGACGCATCGAGATAAACCGTTTTTGCTGCAGGCATTGTTACAAATACATCTAATGTTCCGCCTGTAAAACTTAT